CCCCCTCCCCGCCCCTGCCGGGGCGGCAGGGGCAGAAACAAGCAAATGAAAAAAAGCGAAAAAACCTATTGACAAAATCCGCAAATGTGCTATAATACAGAAGCTGTCTGAAGCAGCGAACCAAATATGGGGGTATAGCTCAGCTGGGAGAGCGCTTGAATGGCATTCAAGAGGTCAGCGGTTAGATCCCGCTTATCTCCACCATTGGACACATATCCGAACACCATAACGGTGGTTGGGATGGTGTTTGTCCAAACCAAAAAACACGCCTTGCCTTAATTGGCAGGGCGTGTTGCTATTTACCGTTTATACATATTTTGAAGTACGCCAACCTTTTCCGCTTTCTCAATCTCCCTCTGGTGGAGATAATTGTAAATAGCCATCATTTCGGCGGGCGGTTCACCTTTCTCCCGGCGGTATTTTTCAATCAGGCGAACGATTTCTTTATGAAGGGCGTTCATGTGATTTTGTTCCTCGCCGGAGAGCTTGAAGTACAGCTCCGCAGTCTCAGGGTAGGTGTCTTTATATTCAACCGCCTTTTTGGCGTATTTGGTAGCATCTTCGATTTCTTCCTCTATCTGCTTTTGCAGTTCGTCAATGATTTTCATGGGCTATGCCTCCTTGATATAGTTTAGAAGCTTGTCGATTTCTGCCCGATCAAAGGACAACTTTCCGACAAACGGAATATCAAATTCCAACGGTTTCCGAACCTGCGGGGCAAAAGCGTTGTATAGCGCATCCTCGTCAATTTTTCCATCGTCAAAAACGCCTGACAGCTTGATGGCAGGCATCGCCTCCATCTTCTCAAAAAGCTGTGGTGTTCTTTTTGCGTACAGCGAAACAACACCGGCAACAGCCATAGCTTTCATTTCGGGCAGATGGGGAAGCACCTCTCGCTCTATGTACCGCAGCGCACCATTCACAAATCGTTCTTTCGAAACCATAGTTACCTCCAATTATATAGGGGCGGCAATTGCCGCCCCCTTGGTTTAACCAGCAGCGGCAGCAGTGGGAGCAGTCCAGCTGTTCTTTGCGGGCATGGGTTCAGGGCACACATTCCCGATGGGAATGACGGTCTTTGTCAGCCCGGCCAGTGTGTTCAGCGTATTCTGCATACAGCTGATGTTTGCGGTGATCTGGGCATTAACAACCGCCTGAGCGGAAATCTGCCCCTCCACGCCACGCAGACGACCATCCAGATACTGGTACATATCCAGAATCTTCTGATCAGTGTAGGTGTTGGCATCCCGCAGCTTGATGTCAGCCTTGAGTGCCGCAATCTCAGCAGACTGTCCAGCCTCGTAGCGATTGACAACGTGGTCGCCCTCGGTGCAACCGTTCACAGCGTTGAAACCGCCCGCCATGTTCAGCAGGGTAGCAATGCCGCCGATGTAGCCGCCGATACCGCCCACACGGTCAGCAGCAGTGAAATTCAGAGCCATAATATTTCCTCCTTAAATTATTTGAAGTGGCCACCTTCTGGCATTATAATAGCAAAAAACCAGGCGAACGAATCATCATCGTTTCGCCTGGTTTTCCTTAAAAAATCGTCATTTTGTAGTCATATCACCAAATCGTCCGGGAGTGTGGCACTGTACCCCTTGACTGCATCATATTTCTGCTGCAATCTTCGGACAACTCTGGTAATAGTGGCTTGGGACACATGTAAGTTTTGCGATTGCCATACTTGGCTTTTCCCGGCGGCACGGGTGGTTAGGACTTCCATTTCCAGCGGCGTGAGATACGCCAGCCGGTCAAATTCTTGCACAACCACCCGGTTAATCCGGGGTCTATCCATTTATGGCATCAAGCCTCCTGCTTTTTGTAGTTGTCGCTGGAAATCTTGAGCAGAGTACCCAGCAGGGTGTCCACAGCGGTAATCGTGCCGACCACCTGTTCGGTGTAGGGCAGACCCCACACTGCTGCAAGAGCAGCGTAGAACGTGGCCAGAGCAGGAAGCAGGATAAGGGCGACCCACTTCATGATGTCGTACACATTGTTGTTCATTTTCATTTCTTTTTTCCTCCTCAAATTAAACGATATCCCACGTTTTCATTTCTGTTACAATTCGGTCAATGAAGCTGTTGCCGCCAAGTGCTTTATAGGCGCTGTGGCTGGCCACCAGGAGCTTATACTCATACTCCCGCAGCTCCTTGTCGCTCAAGTGCCTGTAGTAGATCCGCACGATCTCCGCCCGGAGCAGGCACCGGTTGCCTTCCCGGATAGCCTCCATCCCCAAAAGCCGTTCCCGGATGGGGCGGATCAGGAAAGCCAGGAAAGAGACCACCGCCATGATATTGGCGGCCAGTGCCGCCAGATTGTTAAAACTCATCTTTTCACCTCGGAATGTCAAAATGTACATTGTCGCTGCCGGGGATATGGTAACAGTAACGCACACCGTCCATTCCCTGAACGACCCGCAGCAAGGCTTCACCGCTCATGCCTCTGGCATGGATATCCGCAGCGGTTCCGTCCATGTGCTGGGAATTGGCTACACCGTGATTGTCAGCGTTATGCTGGGGACAACGCAGACCGCTGACGATCTCCACAGGTACACCACATTTTTCTCTGATCCGGTCAGCCAAACGCACCAGCTGTTCCTTCGGTTCAGAGGGATATCCGTTGCAATAGGGGGCATGGTAATTGCCGCACTTGCAGGCAAATTCCCGCCGGGAGAAGTATTTGATACCATCCCAGAATGTGCCCGTAGCTGCATTTGCCGGGGGATTTTTCTTTTCGATGCCGTAAGTCACCGAATGTTTCAGGGCTTTTACGGTGTCGTCGTCTGCTGTGCCGGTAACCGGCAGGCCGAAATCCGCCTGAAATGTCCTGATTGCCGTTTCTGTGCCTCTGCCCCAGATCCCATCCACAGGGATTCGGTAGTAGTCCAAAAACTGCAAAAGGTTTTGAATCTGTTTTGTTTTCATTTTGCCGCCTCCAATGCTTTGATCCGCTCGTCCAACTTGGAGATCATGCCCTCCAGGGAAGCTTGTTCCCCCTGGAGGACATCAATTTTACTGCCTGCCGATGCCAGAGCCGTCCGCAGCTCGCCGATAGCGGATGTGTTGCCTGATGTGTCCCGCTCCACCTGGGAAACCCGTTGGCCCAGCCCATCCAGGGACTGCTGCTGTTTCGTCAGATCCTGGCGGAGCTGGGCAGTCAGGGCAGTAAACTGGGCATTCGACTGGCTCTGGCTCTGTCCGATCCGGGACAGCGATTCCTGCAACCGGGCATTTGCCATGCCCTGCTCCTGAAACACGGTTCCAAAGGCATACTTTCGTTCCAACTCGGCAGGGGTGCGTACCCCCTGCCTGTCCTGTTTACTCATACGATCACCTACCATGTGATGTAGCCACTGCTGTCCACGACCATGCCAAGCTCGGTCAAGATATCTTCCATCTGCTTATAGGTGATGTCCTCACGATCGTTCAGATAGTCGATGATCTCATAGTTATGCTTGTTTTCGTGCTTGTACTGGCTCTTGAACAGAATGTGCTTTTCAGCCTCGGGAATGTCCAGGCTATAGACATAATCCCTGACCTTCTTCTTTTTCGTACCGGGGATGCTTTCCCCATGCTCGTCCTTGTCTGCCTTGAAGGTTTTCAGCTTCCCTGCATAATTGCCGAACTGATCCAGGCCAAAGACATACTTGCCGGTGATGATGGAATCATCCTCAGCGGAGTCTTTGTCGTAGCCATAGCCGATATAATAGATATCGTCATATTTCTGCCGGTCGTTCCAATACTCCTCCTGAGAGATGCCCAGCGCCGCCGTGACCTGTTTTTCCTGCTTGGCATAGTA